ATTGGCGGGATGAGGATGCCGGGTAGCGACCGGTACCGCCTACGGGGCCTGCGGCTGCTGTAACAGGACTCCACGGTAGGCACACACACTTCCCCTCGGTGAGAACCCGAGAACCAATGGGCTGCTAGCCCAACTACCTCTACGTCACGTCAGAGGGGAACACCTTGTGGCTACGTCTAGGACGGGCACAGGCAAGTGGAAGAACCTGCGACGGCGAGCCATTGCCGACGCGAAGAATCGGGGGCTAACACATTGCCCCCTGTGCAGGGTGCAGCTCGACTATGAGGTCAGCAAGACACCATCAAGCGCAGAGGTCGACCACATCCACTCGGTAGCCCGCGGCGGACGCGACGAGATCGAGAACACCAGAGTCATATGTCGGCAATGCAATCAGAAGCGTGGTGCCGGCGAGACGGTGATGCGCGGTCCCGATGCCTTCCCGTTGTCGAGACGGTGGTAGGTGGGTGGGGGAGGTACCCCGGTGGGGGTGGGTCAGTCGCACCCGTAGGCATAGCGATATCTCTCTCTACCGTTTTTCCACCTAAGGGGGGCGGCACATGGCCAGGAAGCCGCTCCGGGTCGTCGATCCCAATGAGGCGCCGGCTCGCAAGCTCACGATCTCTGAGGCTGCTTCGGACGGCTCTCGTCGTGACCTGCTGGTCGCGATGCGCGCACGTGTGGCGACCGCAGTTGAAGACCCCAACACTCCGGCCCGCGACCTTGCGGCGCTGACTCGGCGGCTCATGGAGATCGCCAAGGACATCGAGGCTCTCGACGCACAGGAGGCCGAAGCAGGAGGTGTCGACGATGGCGAAGTCGACACCCGCTTCGATGCCTCGGCTGTCTGAGGCTGCACGCCATCTGGTCTACCCCTCGACGATCACCTCGTCGGTGTTCCCGCTGGTGGAGCGACGCCTGGCGTCTGTCGGCGTGCAGTTTGACCCGTGGCAGCAGGGTTTCGGGTCGATCGCGCTGGGCTGTCGGGCGGACGGCAAGTTCGCGGCGACGGTCGGTGGCGTGGTCGCGTCCATCCCGCGCCAGGTGGGCAAGACGTTCACGGTCGGCAACCTGCTGATCGGCCTGGCCCTTGAGTTCGACGGGTTCAAGATCATCTGGACCTCGCACCACCTGCGCACGACGACCGCCACGTTCCGCTCGATGCAGGGCATGGTGCGCCGCAAGGCCATCGCCGCCCACTTGGATCACAACGGGATCCGCACGGCCAACGGCGAGCAGGAGATCCGCTTCCGCAATGGCTCGATCATCATGTTCGGTGCCCGTGCGCAGGGATTCGGGCGAGGCATGGCCGAGATCGACGTCGAGGTGTTCGACGAGGCGCAGATCTTGTCGCTCAAGGCGCTCGAGGACATGGTGCCCGCAACAAACCAGGCGCGGAACCCTCACGGCGGCCTGATCTTCTTCATCGGCACTCCCCCGCGGCCCGATGACGACGGCGAGGCGTTCAATGCCAAGCGCAACCAGGCGCTCAAGGGCAACGCCGACGACGACATGGTGTACGTCGAGCTCTCGGCGGACTCTGACGCGGACCTGCTCGACCGCGAGCAGTGGCGCAAGGCGAACCCGTCGTACCCGTTTCGCACGCCGCTCGAGTCGATGCTGCGAATGCGCAAGAACATCCCCGACGACGGTGCGTGGCGCCGCGAGGCGCTGGGCATCTGGGACTCGGACTCGGGCGCGTCGCTCATCTCACGCGGTCACTGGCGCTCCTTGATGGGCACGGTGCCGGACGAGGGCGCGGTGGCGTACGGCGTGAAGTACAGCCCCGATGGGGCGCGCGTCTCGGTGGCTATCGCAATCCGCCCGGACGAGGGACCGGTCTTCGTCGAGTCTCTCGGCGTCGAGTCCACCGCCGTGGGTTCGTCCCGGATTGCTGCATGGCTGGCTGAACGCTGGCGGACGTGCGAGGCGATCGTCATCGACGGGAAGTCCGGCGCTGGTGCGCTGGTCGATGCACTGCAGCAGTTGGGCGTGCGCACCCGAACGCGCAGGGTGAAGCGCCCGACCACGGATGAGGTCATTTCCGCACACGCGACGTTCGTCGATGCGGTGCGCGAGGGGGGCGTCGAGCACGCCGGCCAGGAGGGGCTCGAGGAGTCCATCGCCTGCGCCGGCCGGCGCGACATCGGGCAGCTCGGTGGATGGGGTTTCCAACCCATCACGGCCGATGGCGACGTAACGGCCGCCGAGGCGGTCGTTCTGGCGCACTTCGGGGTCAACAAGGCAACCAACAGACGGTCTCGCGAGAGCGGTCAAGGAAGGTCGGGGGTGGTCATGTGAGCGATCTTCCCCACGTTCCGAAGGAGCCGATCCGGGTCGGCGGGCTGAGCGACGACGAGCAGGACACTCTCAACGTCCTGATCGACCAGTTGAACGCCAAGCTCGACCGGAACATCCTCCGCACGGCGTACTACGACGCCAAGCGCGCCCTTCGTCAGATGACTTCGGTCGTGCCGCCCCAGTACAACCGGCTCGGCATCACGCTCGGCTGGTCGTCGAAGGCGGTCGACCTGTTGGCCCGACGGTGCAACCTCGAGGGGTTCATCTGGCCCGACGGTGACCTGGACTCGCTGGGCTACCGCGAGGTCTACGAGGGCAACATGCTCGGCACGGAGGTCAACCAGGGGCTGACCGAGGCGCTGATTCAGTCGACGGCGTTCGTTGTCACGACGGCAGGCGCTGAGGGCGAGCCGGAGTCGCTGGTGCAGTTCCTCGACGCCACGCAGGCGACGGGCACCTGGAACGCGCGAGCTCGCCGCCTGAACGACTTTGTGGCGATCACCGCGCGCGACGACGAGTCCCGGCCTACCGCTCTGGCCCTGTACCTCGACGGCCTTGTGATCGAGTGCGAGAAGGACGCCGGCTGGTCCGTCGTCAACCGCACTGAGCACGAGTACGGGATGCTCGCCGACCCGCTGCCCTATAAGCCGCGGTTGCGTCGCCCGTTCGGTTCGTCGCGAATCACCCGCCCGGTAATGGGCATTCAGGACCAGGCGGTGCGCGAGCTGATCCGGCTCGAGGGCCACATGGACGTCTACTCCTACCCGGAGTTCTGGCTGCTGGGTGCAGATGCGTCGGTGTTCAAGAACCAGGACGGCAGCATTAAGGCCCCCTGGCAGGTCATGTTGGGCCGCTTGAAGGCGATCCCCGACGACGACTCGGCGCCCGAGGGCATGGAGCGGGCGTCGGTGCAGAAGTTCGACGCTGCATCGCCCGAGCCGCACCTGGCCGGCCTGAACGCCTTCGCGAAGCTGTTTGCCCGTGAGACCAGCCTGCCGGACACGGCGCTGGCAATCACGGACGTGAGCAACCCGACGTCGGCCGAGTCGTATGACGCGAGCCAGTACGAGCTCATTGCCGAGGCAGAGGGCGCCACGGGCGACTTCACGGCGCCTTTGCGGCGGGCGATGATTCGCTCGCTCGCGATGCTGAATGGCGAGACGGAGATCCCCGACGAGTGGCGATCGATTGATGCGAAGTGGCGTAATCCACGCTTCCTGTCACGGTCGGCCGAGGCGGATGCGGGTCTCAAGCAGCTCCAGGCCGAACCGCGCCTGTCCGGCACCGAGGTTGGCCTTGAGCTTCTGGGTCTGACTGAGCAGCAGCGGACGCGAGTGCTTTCGGAGTGGCGCCGACAGGCGGGCTCGCAGCGCCTTGACGCGCTGATCGGCCTCGCGGGGCCCGAGGAGCCCGAGTCGGAGCCCGAGCCTACGGAGGTCGTTCCGGATGGTCTCGAGGGCTGACGCGGAACGTCTCCGTCGCGCACAGCAGGGCGTCCGATCTCTCGTGGAGAGGGATCTCGCGGCCTTCTTCGGCTCGCTCAACCTTGGGCAGCCGGAGAAGGCTCGCGACGACCTGCTGGACTACGTGCCGATGCTCGTTGCGCAGTACGGCGAGTCGGCGGCAGCCGTTGCGGCCGACTGGTACGACGACCTGCGCGCGAGCGAAGGCGTCCGCGGCAGATACCGGGCCGAGATGGTGGTCCCTGACGTCTCTGAGGAGGCCGCTGGGACGGTGCGACGGCTTGCCGGCGCCCTGTTCACCGAGGCCCCCGGCGAGGCGCTTGTGGGGCTGTCTGCGGCTGCTCCGAAGTACGTCCTGATGGGGTCGCGGCACACGATCGTGTCCTCGACGGAGCGTGACCCGAGGGCGTCCGGATGGCAGCGGATCGTCCGGTCTGGCGCGTGCAAGTTCTGCACGATGCTGCACGGCCGCGGCGCCGTCTACAAGGAGTCGACGGTGAGCTTCGCGGCCCACAAGTCGTGCAACTGCGCGGCTGCCCCGTCATGGGATCCCGATGCGCCGGAGGTTGACGTCCGGCTTTACGAGGCGTCCAGGCGACACACATGACCACCCCGAGTGGGGGTAAGCGCGACGGCTGCGCTCAAAGCCGGAAGCAAGACCTGACGAGGTTACGGGAGTTCGGATGAGCAACGAGACGCCTACCCCCGAGGCAGCCGCCCCGGAGCAGACGTTCACGCAGGCCGATGTAGACCGCATCGTGCGCGAGCGCGTTCAGCGCGAGCGGGCGAAGTTCGGTGACTACGAAGACCTCAAGGCCAAGGCCGGTCAGGCGACCACGCTCGAGCAGCGGGTTGCCGAGATCGAGCAGCGAGCCTCAGCGGCTGAGCTGAGCGCCCTTCGCGCCAATGTGGCGAGCGAGTACGGGATCTCCAAGGAGGACCGAGACCTGTTCCTCACTGGTGCCGATCTGGAGGCGCTCCAGGCCCAGGCGAAGCGCCTTGCCGAGCGCGAGTCCGACCAGCGCAAGAAGCCCCCCGTCGTGTCCAAGCAGGGCACGGACAACACACCCCCCAAGCCGGACGACATGCGCGAGTTCGCGCGCGAGCTGTTCGGCCGACGGCCGTAACCAACTAGGAGTGCAGCATGGCTGTTCTTACCACTGGGAGCCTCACCGTTCCCACCCAGATCTTTGACCCGTGGCTCGGCAAGGTGTCGAACGGCTCGACCGTCTCGGCCCTCTCCGGCGCGATGCCGATGAAGTTTGGCCCCGGCCAGACGATGACCTTCGACATCGGCGAGGCCGAGTACGTCGGCGAGGGTGCCAACAAGGGCCCCTCGACCGTCACGCCGACCACGAAGACCGTCAAGCCCTTCAAGTTCCACAAGACCGTCCGCTGGACCGACGAGGTCATGTGGGCCGACGAGGACCACCAGCTCGGCGTCGTCTCGGACATCCTCGACCTGATCCAGCCGGCACTCTCTCGTGCCCTGGACTTCGGCGTGTTCCACGGCATCAACCCCACGGGCGGCGCCACGGTCACGGCGATGACCGACCGACTGTCGGCGACGACGAACTCGGTCGAGACCGACGACGTCCCCCCGGTCAAGCCGTACACCTACCTCGACGCCGCAGACACCCTCGTCCTTGCTGACGGGTACGTGCCGCGGGATGTGGCCCTGGACCCGTCGTTCGCGGCCGGCTTCTCGACGCTCCGCGGCTCCAACTCGGAGCAGAAGCTGTACCCGAACTTCCGCCTCAGCACCGACGTCTCCGAGCTCGACGGCCACCGCGCTTCGGTGTCCAGCACGGTCGGCGCCGTGGGCGTGGCCGCCACGGCGACCAACATCAAGGGCTTCGTGGGCGACTTCTCCGGCATCCGCTGGGGCGTTCAGCGCCAGATCGGCCTCAAGGTCATCGAGTACGGCGACCCGGACGGTCAGGGCGACCTCCAGCGGAACAACCAGGTCGCGTTCCGCGCCGAGGTTGTCTACGGCTGGGGCATCGCGGACCTGAACGCCTTCGCCAAGATCATCAACGCGGTGACGGACGCCTGATGGCTCGTCTTCGCAACGCTGCTAGCCGGGTGGTCGTGAACGTCTCCGACGAGACGGCCACCCGGCTGGGGCGCGAGTGGGAGCCCGCCGAGTCCGAGCAGAAGGAGGCCCGCAGTGGCGCTAGCAACTCAGGCCGACGTCGTAGCTCGACTCGGAAGACCGCTGAGCGAGGCCGAGCAAGCAAGGACTGACCCCGGCCTTCTCGATGAGGCGTCGGCGCTCGTCACCGGATACCTCGGTGGCGACCCGACAGGCACGGATGGCGTGCCTGCGACCGTGGCAATCGTCGTCTCCCGGATGGTCGCCCGGGTTCTGTCTCAGGACTCGGGCGACTTCGCCACGGCCGAGACGAACACGGCTGGTCCGTTCTCACAGACGCGACAGTTCACCCCCGGCTCGACGTCGGGCGCTCCGTGGCTGTCTGCGGCGGACAAGACGATGCTCAAGCCGTTCCGTGTCGCCGGGGATGCCTTCTCGATCGACACGGCCCCGCGCGGAAGTGTCCATTCGGAGATCTGCTCGGCGAACAACTACGTGAACCTGCCGTACTGGCACGCCTACTGCACCTGTGGTGCGGACATCGCGGGCGAGCCGATCTACGAGGGGCCGTGGCCGTGACGACCTACCCAACACGCTTCACCGTGGGCGTCCGCACCCACCAGGGGGGCACTGAGAACGCGCACGGCAACGACGAGGATTCCTGGTCCGACCCGGTCGACTGGGCGGTCTATGCGGTC